TTCTATGTTTCTTTATGGACCTTATAGGTTTGTAACAGAAACAGATACTAATATTAAGGTGAAAGTATTTTACTTTAGTTTAGAAATGTCTAAAGATGATAAGATAAAAGAGGCTTTATCCTACTTTCTGTACATATACAAGAACATAAGAATTAGTCCTGACAGAATGGACTCTATTTTTAAACATTATATATTAGAAGATACTATAGCGCAAGCTATTGAAGAATTAAAACCTACTGTGCAACAATTTCTTTCTAAAGTAGAATTTATAGATAATGTAAGAAATCCTTATGGAATATATAAAACTGTTAGAGATTATGCCCATAGTTCTGGACATTACATAGATAAAAATGGTAAAATTCTTAATACAGAATGGATAGAAAAAGGATTACATGAAGAGGCCAAAAAAATTATGAGATATGTTCCGGATGATCCTGATGAGTTTGTAGTAATTATTACTGATCATCTATCAATTCTGACTCCTGAAAAAGGAGAGAGTCTACATGAAGCTATGAGTAAGTTTTCATCACACTATTCTCTCGCTATGAGGGATAGGTGGAAATATATTGTAGTCAACGTCCAACAACAGATGGCCCAGCAAGAAAGTGTAGAGCACGCTCAAGCCAATATGTTAAGACCCAGTGCTAATGGTCTTGCTGATAATAAACTTACAGGTAGAGATGTAGATATGATGTTGGGGTTATTTTCTCCTTTTAGATTTAGAAGGGCTGAATGGGAAGGGTATGATATAACTAGATTAAAAGACTCTTACAGAGAATTATCAGTAATACTTAATAGGAGGGGCAGTTCTGTAATGACGGATTTATATTTTGACGGGGCCTGTAATTTTTTCAAAGAATTACCTAGAGCAGAACATATGACTCCTGAATTATACAGTAATTTAGAAAAAAGAATAATAATACATAAATAATTATGGCATATGGGTATTTAAAAGAACCAGTAGAACAGCATAAAGATATAAAACTAGCTGTTAGTGTTTTATTCTGTAAAGATGGTAAGGCTATTGTATATTCTAGATTATCAGATAAAACATTTGAAATAGATGCTTCAAATATTTATTTTAAAGCAGAACCAAATTTAGAATACAGAGAATATGTAACAAACCCACCAGAGGAAAAAATTAAATTAGGAGAAGAACCTTTATATCCAATATTTAATTCAGAAGGTATGCCTTCATATTATAAAGGAGAACCAAACTTTGGAATTTCTAAAAGGCTTTATATAGCTACAGCTGCTTTACAGGGAATATTAACAAATTCTGATAATGTGATGAGTATACCTAATATTATAGAATACTCTTTTAGGTATGCAGATGAAATGTTAGCTCAAGAATATAAAGAATGACAGAAAAAGAATTTAGAAAGGCATTAAGTAGTAAACAATCTTTTAAAAGTGAAGAAAAAGAGATTGATTTTCTTTTAAAAGTTATTCAGTACTGGTTAACTAATTATTCTCCTCCAGTTCATTCTTCGATAATACTTCCAGATGGGAAACTTTTAGAAATAGGCTGGTTGAAAGATGTTACCTTGATAAAAGGAGGCAATCAAGAACTTAAGCTAATGCAGTATGCTTTTGATAGTATAAAGAAAAATACTATCTTTGTAGATTAATTCTAACTATTTAATTATGAAAAAAATATGTTTAATAGTTTTTATTGTTTTAGGAGGCCACCTTAATACTCCGGCTCCAATATTAGATGGAGAGTATAAAAATAATAGATTTGAACAAATTGTAAAAGTTATAGAAGAAGAAATTGCTTTTAATAAAAAAGTAGATTTATTATTACAAACTATAAAAATTGTAGAGAGTGAAGGAGATTATACCATTAAAGGAAAATCTGGGGAAATAGGAGCGTATCAATTTACTAGAGCTACTTATAGAATGTATAGCTATCTATACTTTAAAGAGTTATTACCAATGACTCCTGAAAACCAAGATAAAATAGCTAGAAAAAAGATAGAAAATTTAGTTAAAGCAGGATTTACAGATTCTGAAATAGCTAGTTTTTGGAATAGTGGTAGCCCCGAATGGGAAGGTAAGATCGGAATAAATAAGTATGGAGTTAAATATAATGTACCTAAATACGTAGAAAATTTTAATAAAACAATTAAAAAATTAAATACAATATGCAATGAACAGAGGATATTATTGTAAAGTAGAGTCTAATGTTGAACTCAGAGATATGGCTGAAGATCTAAGAGAAATTGGTGAGAAAGTAGATCTGTGTATTTCTGTGTATGATGTTATACCTGAAGATAATTTATGGTGTTGGTTAGGATATAATCAAGACTTTAGGAAATGGGCCTTATTTAGAGAAGAACCTGAAGGAATACGAGTAGATTCCGAAGACTTAATAGATAAAGTAGTTAATAAAGAAAGTACTAAACTTGTAGAATGGTATGAATATATTGCCTCTAGTTATGATAGGTTTACTAAAGGAAACGTATATAAATGTATAAATCCCGCTAATCTAGAGGCTAGTTGTAATTTTATAGATAACGAAGGGAATTTTAATGGATATGGTGGGAGTAACCGTAGGTATTTTAAACCAAGACCTGATTATGTTCCTGAAGATGAATTTGTGCTTCCTAAGAAATGGTGTATAAAAGTGCAAGAAAATAGTTGCCCAGGAATAGTAAGAGAATGGAGACTACGACCACTTAAAAATTATGGAAACTGGGTAGATGGAGGATATATATGTGGAGATACCGGGTATCATACAGGCAGTACTAAAAATTTTCCTATAGGATATACAGAAATAACTCTTGAACAATTTAAGAAGTATGTTCTAAAAGAAGAAAAAGAAGAGGTACCTGAAAAAGTAAGAAAGTTTAAACTTGGAGATACTATATATTTAGTAAAAGATAGAGATAAAAATGCTCCTAAAGGTTCTTCTGCTAAAGTTGTAGATTATGATGATAAATATGTTCACGTAGAATGGATAGACACTAAAGGTGAAAAACAAAATAATGGTCAATATTATGAAAAAGATTTTAGTTTAGAAAATCCCATGAAAGAAGAATTTAAAATTGGAGAATGGATTGCTACTACTAATAAGAGTTATGGTTCTTATGGTAAGATTGTACAAGTAAAAAATATTGATGGAGACCGTATTTATGTTTCTCCTGATGGTTGGTGGGAAAGAAAAGATGTAAGAAAAGCAACCCCAGAAGAAATAGCTTGTTGCTATATTCTTGAAATAGGAGATTACGTAGTAATTACAAGCAATACTAATAGTAGTAATAATAAAGTTGGAGATATAGGGATAATTACAGAAATTATACCTACAGTAGGTTTTAGAGTCCAGGTTGATGGAAGACCTGAGTACGGTAACTGTACTAGATTAACAGATTTAAGAAGGGCACTTCCTTCAGAAATTCCCCATCAAGATGAGTATATTTGTAAGGCAGACCCTATACATACTTCGGATGAGCCTAAATCTCTACTAGATAGAGAAGAAATAGAAGTAACAATTAAGAAAACAGCCCCAAAACAATTTAACATTTTTTAATTATTTTAATAACTAATAAATTAAATTACAATTATGGCAACAAAAAGAATGACTGATGCCTCTTGGGCACAAAAAGTAATGTCTTTCATTGACTCTAACGAAGAAGGTATGATTGGTAGATTTGGTAGCAAACTCCACACTGAACTAAAGAGAACTATCCGTAACATGCAAAGTTGGATTGCTGACCAGAAGAGGGATATAGATAGGTTAAACACCCAATTTAATGATAATTTGGAAGATAAGGAAGCTGAATTAGAAACTTTGAAAGAGAACTATGCTAATGGTTTCTTTGAGGTAGATGTTAAGCAGCTTGAAACTTCTGAGAAGATGAATAATTATACCAAAGTTTTCATCCGTAATCAGCAAACTAAAAAGAATCTTATTCTTGCAAAAGAGCAACAAATTCTTGATGTTAAAGAATCTTATGAAGGGGATATTAAGTATATCCAAGAAGCAATTGATGCTAAGAAAGAGGATATAACTCTTTTAGAGGAATTTCTCAGAAATATTTAGTTAGTTATATTTACAGATAAAGAAGTTCTTTAAGTAGGGCTTCTTTATTTCTACTATTATATTACTTAAAATAGTTTAATGAATTTTAAAGAATATCAAGAAAAGATTAAAGTTACAGCCAAGTATCCTTCAAATGTAAGAGTGCTTTACCCTTGTTTAGGACTTGCAGGTGAAACAGGAGAAGTTTGTGAAAAAATAAAGAAAGTATATAGAGATAATGGAGGGGTATTTACTCACGATAAAGTTGAGGAAATAAAAAAAGAGATCGGAGACGTATTGTGGTATATTCAAGCACTTTGTAATGACTTAGGAATTAGTATGCAAGATGTAGCACAATTAAATGTAGATAAACTTTTTCCTAGATTAGAAAGAGGTGTAATTAATGGAAACGGAGATAATAGATAAAATATGAGTAGAGATTATTATAAAGTATTATTAGTAAGTCAAAGCGGTAAAGGTAAAACATATTCTTTTAGAAATATGAATAGAGAAAAAACTGGATTTATAAATGTAGAGAACAAACCTTTACCATTTAAAGGAAATTTTAAATATCACGGTAAACCATTTGCTACAGGAGGTGTATTTGCTGCTTTAAAAGCTTATAATGATAATAAGGAAATAGATTGTATTGTAATAGATAGTTTAAGTGCGATATTTGATTTATTTTTAGCAGAAGCAAAAGCAACTAAAAAAGGTTTTGATATTTGGAATTATCATAACGAGCTGGTAGCTAAGTTCTTAGCAGCTGTTAAAAATGTAGAAAAAGAAGTATTCCTTACTGCTCATTATGAATGGATACAAGATGAAGGAGGAGCTAAAGAAAGAAGAGTTAAAGTTCAAGGTAAATCGTGGGAAGGTACCGTGGAAAAAGAGTTTTCTTTAGTATTATACGCTGATAGAAAACTTACAGATGATAAAAAAGTAGAAGCGTGGTTTGATATGGCTTTAGATAATTCTAGTTCTAAATGCCCACCAGATATATTTGGAGAAGGGGTATATCAAATTCCTAATGATAGTAATTTAGTATTAGAGAAAATATTAGAATTTGTAAAATAATAAATAATAAATAATATGTCAGAAAAAAGAAAAATTGTATTACAAGACATTCTAGCAATGTTAGAAGAAGGTAAAAGTAGGAAAGAAATTAATGAGTATTATGAACTTAATCCTAGAGAAGCTAAAGTTTTATGGGCTAATCCTAAATTAAAAGGTGTTAAGAAGGCTAAGTATTCTATAGGTATTGAGTTAGTTGAGGAAGAAGAGGTTTCTGGTACTAATCCAGAGAGTATGCCTCCTGATTATAGTTTTGAAACTGGGATATAGAGCCATCATAGCCTATGTTGGGGTAACAATTTTGATACCAGTATACGCACCTAATTCTAGTTAGCCGTGTAAGACCTTTTTACAACACATTTATATGTGAAGACTGCTTACACAGATACTCTAGGCTAAAGTCGGGAGTATCATTTTTTGTAACTAATTTAATAACAATAAAAACAATTAATTTTATGAGTACAGCAACAAGCTACGGATTTGATGAGAATACCTCAGAAGTAGGTGGAAGTAAATTTATTGATGTAACCCCTGAAGCTGCAATTGCAGAAGGAAGATTTGTAAAAGAGATAAAGTTTGTAGAAGCAGAAGGAGATAAAAACGCCTATTTTGAAGTAATTGTTGAAGATAAATTTGGTAAGACAGCAAATAGAAGATGGTTTGAGCCTAATATAGATGGAACATATGTAAAGAATGAGGCTGATTTAAAGAAAGCAGTAGAAAAGTTTAATAAGGTTATTGCTAACCTTTCTCGTAGGTTTTTAGGAGAATCCTATAAACCACAGGGAGTAACAGATTTTAAAAGCCTTTGTAATGTAGTAATTAGGGATATTGGAGAGAAATATGCAAATAAAGAGCTAAGGATTAAGGTTATTCTTAATAAAGATGATTTCCCAACTCTTCCAGCATATGCTCCCATATTTGAAGATATTACAATACCTGTTAATCAGACTAAACTGCAGATTACTAAATATGATACTGTTGTAAGTACCAATGTAAAACCAGATGCAGATCCTACTGAAAATGATTTTATTCCCGAAGGTACAGTTGAAGCATCTCAGTTTTAGTAATAGGTACTAATTATATAATCCTAGTAGAGTATTACTTCTACTAGGATTTTTAAATTATATTAAATGTATGGATTTGGAGAAGAATTAACAAAAGATAATATATTATCAAAAGTTTCAGCATATGCTATTTTTAGTTATTATAGTGACAATTTTAAGGAAGTAAATAAGCATTTTATTTCAGACTTTAGGGAAGAAGATAATCCTTCTTGCTGTATTGCACAGATTAAGGGGGATCTGTTATATACAGATTTTGGAACAGGGAAAAGTTATAGAGCTATAGACTTTGTTATGGCTAAGTTTGGAGTTAGTTACCCTGAAGCATTGCAGCAGATTAATAGAGATTTTCAATTAGGTTTAGGCTATATTTTAGAATTTAAACCTAATAGAATCGATACACCTAAAATAAAAGTACCTCCTAAATTTCAAGATAAGAAAAATTCTTCTATAAAGATAAAAAAAAGAAACTGGGAAAAGCATGATTACAGTTTTTGGTATGGTAGATACTATATTACAGAGGAAACACTAAATTCTTTTTCTGTAGTTCCTATAACACACTTTTGGGTCAATGGTAAAATGTTTAAGGCAGATAAATATGCCTACAGCTTCGACTTCTACTGGGGGAAAGATAATTCTGTATTTTTCCGTAAAATTTATCAACCCTACCATAAAAAAATAAAATGGCTAAGTAATGGAGGAAAAGTTTATCAGGGGGAAGGGGTGTTACCCCAAAAAGGAGAAGTTTTAATAGTTACAAAATCTTTAAAAGATGTAATGGTTTTATATACTTTAGGATATGTATCTGTAGCTCCTCCTAGTGAAAGCTTATTTTTAGATAAAAAGTATCTTGAAAAGCAAAGTAAAAGATTTAATAAGCTGATTCTGTTTTATGATAATGACGCTACAGGTATAGCTAAAGCGCAAGAGTTTTCTAGTAGGTATAATATTTCTTATGTATACATTGAAGAAAAATACAGTCAGGAAGAAATTAAGGATATTTCTGATTTTGTTGAAAAATATGGATTAGAACGGACTCAAAATTTTCTTAAGGATTTGTTTACATTCTAATGTAAAACATTCTGTATGCCCTCCAAATAATATTGAGGGAGAATATGTAAATTTTTTACACGCTTCGTGTAACTCTTTTTCTTTATCCCAAACAAAATCAGGGGAGCCTTTTATTTCTTTAATTATTTCATGAGAATAGGGAAGTTGTATAGGATAAGCAAATCTTAATGATGTATTTTTGGCAGTTATCCCTATTTTAATAAACTCTTCACTGCCATTAAAACATCTTATAATGTATAAAATAGGAGTATTTTTACTATATGCAGCACAATACTCTAAAAATTGTTTTTTGGAATACCCTACTGTAGTAACACATCTAGGGCATCCTTGCCCATTTAAATGTGCTGAGGGCTGTTGTAAGAAATATCTTCTATGTTCTTTACAAAAAATAGATATTTTAGTAAAAGTATCTATGTAATTAATTTTACTATAATCATATTTATTGTGATGAACTATATTAGCCTTCTTGCTAAAACAGTCTATTTTATCTACAGCACTCTGAATTGTAGGTCTACTTCCCTGTAATAAATCATTTGCTCTGACCAGATAAACAATATCTAATACGTCCTTCACTAAAATCTTATTTTCAGAAGTAGTATATTCATTGATGACTGTTAGTGTGGGGTGTATAAGCTTTAATTTTATACTAAAAGCTTTTGTTTTATTTACAGCAGAAGTAATTTTAGGATGTTCTCCCTTTAAGAGATAAAAATATTTAACTAAGTACTCTATTCCTAATCTATCTACAACTTTAAACTTATTTTTTATAGGCTTATAATCCTCTATTAAAGTTAAATCAGAATTAAGAAAAAGTTTAAGTTTATCTAGTCTTTCTTGAAAAGAAGGTTTGGAAGGTTTGGAAGGTTTCAGAGCTTGTTCTGATTTATCGACTCTATATCTTTTAGGTTTTTTTCTATTTCCTTCAAGATACTCTTTTAGTTTATTATTATAATTACATTCATTACACCCTTTTCCATTAATATGTTGAGCAGCATTTTTAGTAAATTTTCCGTGTATAGGGCAAATTATAATTACATCATCCCTATTACGGGTATAAATTGTTTCAGAGTAATCATAGAAGTTTTTATGTATCTTTCTGCATTTCTCTACAAATTCTAAATTTGTTAATTTTTTGCTCATATAAGTGTTGTTTATGATAACAAATGTACTAATAAATTATTAGAATATCAAATAAAATTGTTTAAATGAAATTTAAAAAGTTACTAGATCCAATAATAACTAAATAGTATAATATGGGTAAATATAAAGATTACATAATAGACTATCAAAATGCTTTAGCTAAAAGAACTTTACCGCAAGTTAGAAAAGCAGAGGAGATAGCAGAGAGAGTTAAAAGAACTAAAATACAGGAACAGAAGATGTTAGGTGTAATAGAAAGAAGATATAAACATGCTAGTTCTAAATATTTAATAAATTTGTTACAAAAACTAAACTAGATGGATACTTTATTCATAAAAGGAAATATACCTAGTTCTAAGAACAGTAAGATAAATACTACTAAAGGAAGTTTTATGTCTAAGACAGTAAGGAACTTCTTAAGTAGCTATGGTATTCAAAAATATTCTGTTAGAGAAAAAACTGTAACAGGATATGTTAGAAGACCTAATACCTTTATGTTGTACAAGAAACCTTTCTTAGAATTAATAAAGGATAAAGAATATCCCTTAAAAATAGGATTTCATTTTATAAGAGGTACTAAACATAAGGCAGATTTTCATAATCTTTGCCAAATAGTTGCAGACTTAATGGTTGCACATTGTTTTATAGAGGATGATAATATGGACTATTTTCTTCCTTTTCCTTTAGAGGTAGATGGGCAATGGTATTCTTATGATAAAGAGAATCCAGGAGTAATAATTAAAATATTGTAAAATGGTAACACAAATAAAACTAAGACAGGTACCTTTACCTGCAAGGACAGATTCTTATACTCCTGTTCCTCATGGTGTATTTATAGACACTATTTTAGAAGCAGCCTATAAGAAAGACTTTACATTGATAAGAGATAGTTGGAATGAGGCTAGAAATGGACAGGTAATGTCAGGTAAACTAGTATTTGCTGGAGAAGAACCTGGAATGGATATGCAGATAGGATTAACTAATTCTTACGACAAGTCTAAAGCAGCTGTAATAGCAATGGGAGCAGAGGTTTTTATATGCCTCAACGGTGTAATATCAGCTGAATATAGTATGAGAAGAAAGCATACTACTAATGTGTGGGAAGATTTAACTAA